AAACTCTTTTAGAAGGAGGAGACCGACTAAAAGTTTTAATGTTTCTATAGCTCTATAGTATAGGAAATATAAGTGCTTTCACTAGACTACTAATAGTAGTTCCGCTACGGCGAGTGTGGAGGTATGTCTCTATGACATACAATATCGGAAGTTGCTTCCATGTTGTATAGAACCCCCCCTAACCTACTACCTTAAATTTTAAGTTAAAGCTGATCTAAGCCTCACCTATAATCTAATTAAGGTAGTTTATTCGACCTTATGTAAAAGACTACGATACTCTAATATATGAATTAAACGTAGGAAACATAAGTTCAAATGCCGATACTGATTTGTTTCTGCAATGAGAATTTATCCAGAAATTTAACGTTGAGTGACTCCTCAAGAGTTTACATTCGACAGAGCACGTGTAACCGACTCTGTGACTGAAGGCTTAATATTAGGTTTCGTTAATGGATAGAAAGGATTTGTAGTTTAAACAAGTTTGTATTGGCATTGTGGATTTATAGAAACCAACTCTGTCAGCTATGGCAGAGGAGGTCTGTGTTGTGCTGGCGACTAGCGGCACATCGAATAGCAAAACCATTAAATTAATCAATCAAAAATGGTGTCAATTTACGAAAACGTCGATATTCCCAGCTGCTGCGAAACCAAGGCAGTTTGTGGTCTTAACACTATTGGTAACAACGTTTATTGTGACTCAGTCACCTACTCTGCGGAGAAAGGCATTGAGTCATCCTCTTTAGGCACCTGCAATATGCAAGGCCCTACTGAGGCACCAGCACTTGTTGCTGTTCCCCAATCGCGAGATAGAGGGATTGAATATACCTTAGAAGAAAGATTGAAATTGTGTTTTAACATGTATGGTTTTGAAGTCTATGGACCTTATCCAGACACTTTGGACTTGTTGAAGGTACCAAAGTATAAACCATGTGTTGAGGTACAAAGTTCTGAGTTTTCTATTGCAAAAAGAATGAAAGAATTTAAGGTATATAGTGCTCCTCAGCGAATTGCTGTTAGAAAAGTTATTTTGCAAACAAGAGAAGAAGAAATAGCAGCATTGCAGGGAGTATCAAGTACTCCTGGATTAGATCCAAAAGATAGTTTTGATTTTAAACTATTTGAAAAAATAACTGATGGAGCAAAACAGACTTATACGTATGCAAAAGGATTTATAGATAAATTGAAAAATATTCCATCAGAAGTTGTTCAAGTTGTCTTAACAAGCTTGCAACAATTAGCAACACAAATTAATGGAGTTGTAGAACTTACAATTTCCTCCTTCTTGGATAAAACATATGATGTAATCCATAGAAAAATTAAAAATATGATCCCAAGTGTAATAGATGACCTAGTAGAAATATTAGGAGTCTGTTTAATTGGAATTATTGGAGGAAAAACAGCAGGTGCTGTAAGTCTTCTAGTTTTGATGACAAAATGGTTTGGACGTAAGTTTTGCAATGGAGTAGAGTTACAAGGTGACAATCATAATCCTGTTTGGCTTGCCATAGCAGGAGTAGGAGCAGTTGTTTGTAAATTATTTGGAGCAGATGTTGATTTTAGGTGGTTAATGTCTGCAGCAGCCACTTTAAGTCTAGCTTCTAAAGTTGGAGATTTCATGGCAGATTTGGTAACATTTATAAGTGATTTTCTTCCAGAGTGTATTCAACAGTGGATTCCTTTGGCTTTACAAAGAAAAAGAGGAAAGGAGGAACATTATGAATTAATTACAAAATTGTATCAATATGATAGTGTTAGAAAAGTTACTGAAGCTGATGATTTTATTGTTAGCTACAGAAAACTTAGTCATATATCTAAGGGTATTGATGGGCCATTAAGAGTTCAGTGTATTAATGCATTAAATAAGTGTGCTGCCTATTATGCTAAATGCATGAATAGAAGAGGTAAGACAAATAATAGATTACCTGCTGCGTGGTTGCATTTATATGGCATGCCAGGAATTGGGAAAAGTGTACTAATGAAAGATATAATTACTGAAATTTGTGCTTGTGAAGAATTCAACGATCTAATAGATAAAGATGTGGAGTTGAATGATCTGAGATATGCAAGAAGTACTGGTGATCATTTTTGGTCAGGATATAAAGGACAACCTTTTGTTATTTATGATGATTTATGGCAAATGAAAGATAAGCAATTGTGTAATACACATATAAGTGAATTTTTCAATACCGTAAGTTGCGAAGCTTATGCATTAAATATGGCTGCTATTAACGATCCAGATATTGGAAACAAAGGCACGCTTTTTAGTTCTCCATTCATTATTTCAACTGGAAATACTGCATCTCCTAAAGATCCAGAAATTTCTGATCATAATGCTTTGTATAGAAGAAGATTGAGATTAGTTAGAGTAGAAATTGATAAAGACTGTATAAATGATGAAGGAGGCATAGACAATGTAAAAGTTATGAATAAGTTTGGAAGTATTTATAATAATGATATAAGATATGTAAATGCTTATAAACCACATTTGAAATTTATCATGGAAAAAGAAAGATTGAATAGAACAAATTCTACTTATCAAATAATTGAGGTTTCTGCTAAGTTGACTTTTGCAGAATTTATGAAACAATATATTCATGCATGTAAACAATGGTTTCAATTGTCCAATGATACTCAACAAAGACATGTATTATTTGGTCCAAATGGTATCTTAAAAAATCAAGTTACAGAACAAACAAAAGATGTTTGTGAGGAATTGTTAGATATTACAGCCTCTGATGTTATTGAAGTTCTTGAAGAAGATGAACCATTGAGCATGTTTACAAATAAAAATATAGTAGAAGAAAGTATTTTAAGTGACGCTTTTCCTAGTATCGAAGGGTGTGTTTGCACTTTGGATATACCCTGCAGACAATGTAGGAAATTTAAGTTGTGTTGTAGTGCATTGTGTTCATTATATTGTGATCTTAGATATGCAGAAAATAAAGTTGACATATGTTTAGTTGATAGTTGTATGTCTGGAGATACTGATCACAATGTTGGAAAAATTGAAGATACAAAGAGTAGTAATGTTTATTATGAACTTTTAGATAAAATATTAATTGAGGACGGAGTAAAACTTTGGAATCATTATTATGGTAAACAAAGAGCAAGTAAGAATGCCTGTTTATATTGTTGTGCAAGAGCGGTGGTGAAGAAGGAGTTTCCAAAGAACATAAAAGAGATTAATGAAGTTGTACAAAAGATGGTAAATAGAAAGTTGCCTGTGTGTATTGTTCCATTGGCAACCTTGAAGAATGAGTTTGAGTTAGATTTTGGACTAGATTATATGGGTTGTATTCATGAAAATAAGGAAGAATCCATATGGATGACTGTGTTATCATTAATATGTAAAACTTTATTATTTACAGGTAGTATGTATGCATCGTATAAAGCTTTGTCTAAGCTATATGATAGCTTACCGTCTAGTACAAGTGTAGTTGGAGCAGTTGCAGCAATTGGAGGTTCTTTTATTCAAGAAGATCAATCTTGTGATGTTCTGGTTGGGAAAAGAGCTACTCCAATAACGAAATTGACAAGTGGTGTAACTAACTTGATTAATGATACTCAGAGTGCCGACCCATTGGTTGGAAAGAGACCAAGTGCACTTTCAAAACTTGTAAGTGCTGTTGTTCCAACTCCCCATGTTGTTGCACAAAGTTCAATGTATGATACTATTAATGTAGCCGCTAATAGATCAATATTTTTCTGTAAAATAGTTTGCGATAATACGTTACAAGCTTGTGGAGCTGTCGCGTTAAATGATAGAAATATTTTGATGTTGTCTCATTATTTTAGAAAAGCTAGAATTAGCAATTCAGAATTTGAGGTAATTTTGAGAAGTCCTTTAAGTGATGATAAAGTAGAACACAAATTTACTTGTAACATGTCTAATGTAAGGAAAATAGATAACAATCCTAATAATGAGTTAAATGATGATTTAGTAGTATTGTACTTACCAAGAAGTTTGCCAGGAGTTAGGGATATTTCTAATTTATGGATTGATGATCCCACTCAAATTGATACTAGAGAAGCTTATCTTTTGGGATTTAGCTATATGTCAGAATCTCAGAAGATACCCGTGTTATGGAAGTGTCCGTTGGAAGATCCTACTTATATGAGTAGACAAGATATATATAATAATATAGACAATGAAAATTATTCTCCAGATATTTATGTTACTGATTGTTGGAGATACAATTGTGTGCAAGGATCTTTTATAAATGGCAATTGTGGAGCTTTGTTGATTTTTCCAAACTCAGTGAAATGGTTTGGTGGACTGCACAGAGCAAATACTTCTGTTATTAAGAGACCAGGAACATTTCAATATGAGGCACAATGTGTTACTTCCGAAAAATTAAGGAAACTTCGATTGAAAGTAGTAGAACAGGCTGAGCTATCATGTATAAACATTTCGAAGACTAAACCTCTTACTCCTATAGCTAATAAAGATCTAACAGTAATAGGATTTTTGGATAAGCCCATTAGATTGAGTGAAAAATCTCAATTTATAGAAAGTCCGTTACATCCAAAGAACTATCCATCTAGTTTAAGTAAGCCTCCTTTCCACCCCAGTGTGAAGGCACCAGCGATTTTAACTAGTAAGGATCCACGCCATGTTATGGACAGACCACCAATATCTTTGGCTTTGGACAAATATAAGGCTCCACCCAAGAGGTACAATCCAGATGTTTTAAAAATAGCTGCTAGTTGGTTAACACAAGATATTAACAAATTGCAACCACACAATGTGTTTTGCAGAGTGCTTACAACTGAAGAAGCTATAAATGGTATACCAGGAATGAAATATATTGAGGCAATTAATATGGCTACATCTCCAGGATATCCTTATGTGACTTATAGAAAAGGAAAAGGAAAGAAAGAAGTCTTCAATGGTGATTTGAGTGAGCACAATGTTACAATTAAGGATGAGACATTAAAACATAATGTCAAAGAGAGAATTAGAATAGGTTCAACAGGTACTATTGTAACCAATTCTATATGGTGTGATTCCTTAAAAGACGAAAAATTAAAAGAATCTAAGATTGCAGTTAGTGCTACAAGACTCTTTAATGTTGCACCATTAGATTATTTGATTGTTGCCAAACAATACTTGGGTGCTTTTATGAAGTACTGTCAGGACAATCAACATAAATCTTTCACTGGAATTGGTATTACTGCTGAATCTATGGACTGGACTGTATTAATGGAGTACTTTAGGGCTGGTGATGAATCATATACTTCACATGATGGAGATTGGAAATGGTTTGATGGAACTATTGGATATGAAGTTTATGAAGAAACAATTGAAGTAACAAATCAATGGTATAGAAGATATGATCCAAACTGGAAACCTGAAGATGATTTGATTAGAGCTTCTCTTTTGAAAGAAGCTTTTACTCCATATGAATGTGCTCTTGATTTTGTTTTTACAAAGGATTTTGGAATGCCTTCTGGTTGGTTTGGAACAGCTTTATATAATTGCTTAGTTAATTATCTTTTAGGTGCATGTTTCTTTATAGAAAGAGTTTGTGAAGGAACAGGTGCATTGGATAAAAGTGTTTGGGATTTGATTAAAAAGAAGTATTATGGTGATGATAATGTTTATTCTTATCCAAAATCTATTGCACATTTGTTCAATGGACAGCGTATGATGGAATATTATGCGGAACATGGACAAACTTATACCCCAGCAGATAAAGGAACTGTTTGGAAAAATTGTAGACCACATGAATGTTCTTATTTGAAGAGAAATACTGTTGTCAAAATTTGGAATGGCCAGAAAGTATATTTGCCCCTATTGGAATTAACATCAATAAATGAAGCAATAAATTGGACGAAGAGAGTTCCGATTGGAGATGAATTTACTTTGATGGAAGATCAAATTAGAAATGTATTTGATGCATTGGTATTTTATGGAAGAAGCAAGTATGATATCTACAGAGACAGCATATTGGAATTCTACCAATTATGTAAGAGAACAATTAATGTGCCAACATATGAAGAACAAGTTCATAGATTGTTTGGGGAAGGAGAAAATTATGCTTTTCCCTTGGAATTTAGAAAATATATGTTACAATACGCTGGCGAAGTAGAATTGCAAAGTGCTGAATCTAGTAGTGGAACTACATTGACTATTAATACTGATATTATAGATAATCCAAGTCCAGTTGCTAGAAGAATTAGTCCTGTTGTAAAAGTGGCCGAAGCTCCTATAACCTATAGTAATATAGTAAGTAAATGGAGTGTTTTACCGCCTGTTGTATGGGGAACTATACCTACTGCAGGAACAGTACTTACCACTGCTAATGTTCCTATGGAACTGATAAATAATCCACAAGTTAGAAATGCTTTCACTAGTAATGCTTTAACTAGGTGTAACGCCGAAGTTTCAGTTAGAATTAGTGCAACAAGATTTCATCAAGGAATTTTGATAGTAGGTTTTGTTCCAGGAATTACTAAGCAAATGTTTCTGGTAAAATATAATAACAATTTGACGGCTTTGATGAACTTACCTAACAAGACCTTGATGTATGCAAACGCAGGAGTTGAATGTGTTGTAAAATGTCCATATTTTTCTAAATATAATTATATCCGTCATAATGAATATGCAGATGATTCAATTAGAGGAACTACTGGAATATTCTTCATAGCTGTAGGAACAGAATTATTGGGAGCCACTGGTGCAGCAAATAGTGTACCCGTTCTATTGAGTTCTCGGTTTGATGCTGAATTTCATTTTCCTATTCCTGTATTACAGGGATTTTTCGATAGTTTCTTTAAATTTGCTGAGAGAAGTACTAGTTTAATTACAACAAGTGCGAATGGAGTTTCAACTGCCTTAGAAGTTGGTAAAGATGTTTTGGATGTAGTTAGTAAAATGGACAGGGGACCCGCTGCATTTATGCCTATTGCTTCTAGAGCAAATACTGGAGGATTTGGTTGTGTTGATTTGCCGGTTTGCACTGACATTATGACTTTGGATTCTAGAGGTCTCGCACCTACTCAAAATGAACATTTTTGCACAACACAAGATGAAATGGATCTTCAGTATTTACTAGGAATAAGAAATTATTTGACAACAACTGTTTGGGGAACGTCATTAAGTACAGGAGACCAAATGTTTTCATGTCTAATTACTCCTAATTTAAGACATGCCAAATTTGGTTCATTAGCTGAATATCAACCAACAGGTATTGATTATTTAGTTACACAATTTGGTAGATGGAGATGTGACATTGAAATAGGAATTCATTTTGCTGCAACAGCATTTGCTTCAGGAACTTTAAGATTTAGTGTAGCACAAGAATATTTCAATGATACATTAAATTTAAATGAAACTACAGGACAAACATTCGCATCGCTGGATTTAAGCGAAAGTAAGAAAGAGTATCATTTGGTTATTCCATATAATTCAGTAAGTAATACTAAGAGTATAGCTTTTAGACCCATGTCCTCATATACTGTAGCTGCAAGACAAGAATATGGAACAGGAATGATGTTTTTGCATGTTGAGAATCCTTTGACTGTTGGTGGTGACGCTCCTAATACTGTCCAGGTAATGTTAACGTACAGGTTAATTAATGTATGTTTGTTTGATTTGCCACCAGTAACGTGGATTAATAATTTGCAAATTCCTTTAGAAGGAGCTAAATTAGTTGCTGAAAATGATGAACCCAGGGTACAATTGCAATCAGATGAAATAGTACTTAGTGCTGGTAATAATAAGGACTTGAGTGTAGTAGACAATACTATGAGTGTATGTACGCTTAGAGATATGGCTAGAAGATTTTGTCTTTTCAGAAGATTCGGATATGTGCAAACTCCCTTTACTAATAACATTACGGTATACAGTGATATTGTGAGTACAAAAGAATTGGGTGTAATAGTAAATTGTTATGCTGGAGTTAGAGGAGGTTTGTATATTAAAAATACAAATGCTGCTGCTTCTCAGGGATACTATTATATTTGGGACCCTAGTCCTAGTGAGTATACAGATTATTCTAGCACAGACAATTTAAATGCGCAATCTACATCTCATAGTATTAATTCAGTACATGTAGGAGCTTTTCATGACATGTGTGTTCCATTCACTTATAATTATTCGTTTGTCTCAACACGTGCAGCAATAGGAAATAATCCTGGTTGCCAAACACCTCAATTGGATTTTAATGCAGGAGCATTAGTACCATTTGTAGGAACGAGCACATTTCCTTCCG